GTTTCAACCTTAAACGGTAGCTCAACACCCTGAATTTTTTGTTGACGCTTATATTCCGCACTTGCCTCAGGGCTAAGGTTATAATTACGCATATACGTTAATGTTTTTCCTTCGCCAAAAGGATCCATATATTTATCGTACGCATTTTCACGTAAAAAATCTATTTGAGGCTGTACTAAATTACCACGCTTATCAACAGTTAACCCCAACCGATCTGCGACAGTCTCTACCCCCCGACCAAACGCCGTAGAATTACTACTCGAACCATACGGATCTATATCCGTGATCCCTACAAGTTTTTCATATTCCGATTGCGTTAACGGCGCATTCGAAACTACCGCCGGATCACTTACCGATACCTCATCGTCTACCGCAAGGTTTCCTATATAATTTCCCTGATCGTCAAATTGTGGGGTAAAATTTAACCCTGTATCTTGAGACCGTGCTCTATCAGAAAGAAAATTACCAAACGAAGTCGGAGCTGTTGTTGCGTCCTCTACTGTTTGAATAGTCGGGGCAACATCACTTAAATTATTTAAATTACTAACATTAGCATATTGACCTTTAAGCGATTGTTCTCTAGCAAAAGCTAATTGAGCTTGACGAGCTTGCTGGGCCGCTGCTTCCGCCGCCGCTTGCTGACGAGCTTGCTCCGCTGCCGCTGCTTGCTGAGCGGCTGCCGCTTGCTGGGCTTGCTGGGCTGCTGCCGCTTGCTGGGCTTGCTGAGCGGCTATCGCTCGTTGAATATCTTGAGCCCGATCCGAACCACCACCTCGATTTAATTCGTTTTGCGCTTGCTGAGGGGTTTTACCCGCAAATTCGGACGACCCAAATTGAGCCTGTGACCGTCCTGGAGACATACGATTGTCCTGCGATCGACTACTTGACCGACTACTTGACCGACCGCGCTCTGAACTTGGACTATAACCGCCGTATCGCATCTGATCTTTCTCCACGAAAATATATGCGCAAAAAGATACACCAAATTTGGACCTCTGACAAGGGAGCTTGGACCATTTAGTATAGTATGAATGGTTTATTGGAAATTTTTTGTAAAATTTTTTGCCGTGTCTCGAGGCTGTTATAACACGATGTTGCTTATATAGGAGTCCCGCGCCGATTTAGGGGTGGTGGGGGTCGTGGGCGTCCCAGCCAGATCAGCACCCAGCTGGGACTCAAAGCAGTGTCAGTCAGTCCTAGATAGGCCAGCAACGCCCCATACAGCGGACATACAACCGATAGTGAACAAGCTGCATACAAACACTGTGTGCAGATCAGGCATAAGCTGGAAAGCCAAGAAAGCAAGGACAGAGCCAGCCGACATTACAATTCCAAAAGCAAGTTTAATCATTTCAAATCCTCCAAAAAAGGACGGGGACCGAAGTCCCCGTCAAGATTAGCCAGCAATCAACATATCCGCGTCAATCAGCTTTTTACGGTAAAAAGTCAAGATACGCTCAGGTGTCTGAGTAGTCGACAGCGAGCTTTCTTTCGAGGCCAACGCATCCAGTAGCTCGCGAGTAGTCGCCGCACCACCAAGTTTATCCAGCTCGAACAAAATCGCCTGTGCTTGCGCGGGCATAGGATTAGCAGCCAGCAACTCAGCCGCATTTTCAGCAAGACGCAGCTTTACGTTATTACGTCCTTTAGCAGACGGTGCAGGGATACCGCAACGCGCAACTGACTTTGGGTTAACAGTAGGTGTTACAGTCGCACCATTCGAAGTAGGCTTGGAAATTTTAGTCATAACTTTCGTCCTTTCTAAATGAGAGAGCCAACCCCTCTCGACAAGAATGATCATATGAGATGTTCTTACTATAGTAAAGCATTAATTTACTATTTTATGATCTTTTTTACATGCTGCTCGGTAAACCACAATCAGGTTAACAGCGTCAGTCAGTCAAACAAACAGTGAATCAGTCAATCATTATCCTCAGCGCATTCGCACTTATATCAAATGCGCTGCGACATAGGCAGCTTTCAGATGATGATGAAGGGTACTCAGTCAGTCACTCAATCAATCCGCGCAACAAAATGAAGGGCGGTCAGAGAACCGACCGCCCTGTCAAATTAGGCGTAGGTGATGAATCCATCTTCCATCAAATCTTTGCGATAGAATGTGTAGATCCGCTTCGGAGTTTGAACAGTCGCGAGACCGTTCTCGATCAGACCGTCAACGATCTGCTGCTGAGTGGCAGTGCCGCCCAAAGCCTCGAGCGTGTCGAGAATGATCCCCGCCTGTTTTGGCAGCTTGCGGTTTTCGATAGTCTTGGTCAGAAGCTTGACCTTACGACCGTCGAAACCCTTGGGAGCTGGAGCAGGAATACCAGAGTTACCAGCTGGATCGACAACCTTCAGTGCTGTCTTCTTTGCTGGAGCCTTTGCGACCTTTGTGGAAGTGGCCTTCTTCTGTGTTGCTGCAGTCATATCATTTCTCCTGTATTAGACTGTTGCGCTGGCCGAGCACCTCGCCCTAACCATGCTCTTAATATAGTATAGTAAAGCATCGAAGTAAAGTACAAAATAGATCAAAATTATCAGCCCCAAGAACAGGGCGAGTCAATCAATCAGTCAGTCGGTCAATCAACAAACAGCTCGCGTATCGAGTGAGTCAGTCAAACAAAGTTGACGCAAAACCATGGGCCAATCAACGGGGGCAATCGTTCGGAATGCAGTAGATGATGAAACACCATGGTCCAATAGCCGAAGTGCATCAACCCCGCGATGGAGCGTCAAAGCATTGTGTTTTGAATGGGCCACCATGATCCATGAACGGCCCCCCGCTGCTGCTCGGCGCATGTGCCAAGAACATTGAAAAGGGGACAATGAAACACTGTCAGATGTAGTACACTTGAGTTCAATCCAAAACTCATGTCCGCCCCAACAACCATTAACGTCAGGAACCCCCTGCTGTAGTGCTCCCGTCTCGATCCTCTGCCAATGAACCTTGGGTAAATTGTTCTTCAACGCTTGGTATAACTTCTTCTCTGTGCGATACATCTTCCACCACTTGCATGTTGCTGCCGTTCAAAAGATCAAGTAACTTTGACTGTAGCTCTTCATCCGACATCGTCTCGACCTTGTTGACTGTTACTTCCTTCTTCTCGATATACAGACCCGCGACCTTGCCCCTCGAGACCTCAGCAGAGATAGCCGAGGAAATCTGACCAGTATCCACTGCTTCATCGCGTAGTCTGGAAAGTTCAGTAAGATGCGATTCCACCGAGACATTCTGACGCTCGCGCTCTTTTTGTAACAGTTCTATGATATGATTAGCGATGAGAGGATTCCTGCGAAGCAAGGCAGACCCTTGAGCTTTCGCTCCAAACTTATGTTTTGTGAACCCTGCGCGGCGAGCTGCTTCAGCCCCCGACATGCCCTGCACATACAAAGAACAGAACTTTTTATGAGACGGCGTCAGAGGGCGATGTCTCTTACCGTCGGGAGTCACCCAATATAGTCCACACTCTGAAGGCTCCAGCGGAGTGTATTCCAGAGAGTCTAACGTGGTCGGAGGGTTTTGAGGACGTGTTGGATTCATGTTTGCCACAGCGGTCTCCTTGCTTAACAAAGTAAACATACTAGCAAATCTTACCCACCGCAACACCCAAACAATGTGTATCTCCAGTGAGTTTTAGAATATTATTAGACAGATTGCTCCGCGACGGCTTATCGTTCTACTCTGTTATGATAACCTAAAACACCATTGTCATAACCAAGAACCAAGGAAATAGAACCACTTACAAAGATATTATGACATTATGACATTATGATGGAGGTTTACACGAGTCACTCACTCAAACCTACGGGGAGAGCATTGGGGGCCAAAGCCCCCAACACTATTAATTAGTTTCGTGGGTCATATAACCACAGTGTTGCCACTCGTCGATATCTTTATAATATACATAAGTAGCCATGTCGTCATTAAGGTTAAGAGCCAGAGGAAGTGCATAAGTCGGCCATGCGTCTTCTTTTTCTAGTTTTTTAACATAGTCTTTACAACCTTCAAGACCGAACCAAAGTCCACCCATAAATTTACGTTCACGGCTTGTCATATCTTCTGAAAAAACACAATACATAATTACCCCCACCATTCTTGGGCACAGGATGCTGGTCCTGGACCTGATCTAACACGAACTGTTTCTGAAATCTTAACTAGGGGCCATTCCATTTCTTCGATGTCAGCACGTTCGCGCTCGTCTAAAGAGTAGGGATGGTGG